GATCAGTGTTTCATCAAATGCAATGAACTCGCACTCATGTTCACGTCGAAACCGCTCGTCCCCGATCTTGGCTCTCTCAGCATCTGCCCAGGCCTGATCACGATCTGGGTGTTGGTCCCATTTAACCAAATATGGACGGAAACCGTTTGTGCCGACCTCTGTTTCATTGCCATAGTCGTCAAAACGTTTGTTAGCTTGGCGCCAAATACGTGCAAACTGGTCATCGTCCTGGTTAGGGGTAGATGTGATAATACACTTACCACCTGTGCTCAAGGTTGGTGAGATGGAAGTCCAAAATTCTTCAGCAACACGAGGCGGCACGAATGCAAATTCGTCCAAATACACTAGTGAAAGTGATAAACCTCGACCTGTGTTTTCTGTTGTAGCTTGTGCGACAATCTTGCTGCCGTTGTCAAACTCGATAGAGCCTTTATTATACGCTGTCACGCCCGCTCTTACACTGTCTGGGCAGCTCTCGTACATGTAACGCAGACGTGTCATGATTTCTTGAGCACCGTCTCGCTTGTGTGCTGCAACCAAGATGGTGCTGTCTGGCTTAAACATCGCATACCAGAGCAAATACGCCGCCGCGCATGTTGACTTACCTGTCTGACGACTGAGCAAACTGATTGAGTAGCGGTAATCGTTGTAGCTGTTGATCAGGCCCTCCTGGTAATCAAACAATGTGAATGGCATACGTCCCTTTGTTGGGTGTTGTATATAACAATAGTTGCGAATGAAATGTAATGGATTCACTGTACAGAGAGCAAGCTCAGTAAGCTCTTCTCGCGTCATTTTTTGAGACTGGTAGGGACGCTTAGTCAGATCTGTATTTACAGTGTTCATTTTAGTCTCGAGTTATATGCGCCCTTGCATGATAATCTGCTTCTTCCGCCGCTCTATAGAGATCCTCAAGTGCTTGACGAACTTCGTTAAGACCGCTTGGATCGCCACCAATACCTTCAATCTGCCTTTCCAAAAACCCACTTTTTTTGGTTATTCTTTCGAATCTTTCTGCAAAATCCATTATATATTTGAAAGTGTCCATTACGGTTGTTTCGCTAGCTTCGTCAAGTTGCTCGCTTTCTGGAAACTTTTGTGTTGGCTTCTTGTCAGGAAAATGTGCGTCTTCTTGACCTGGTGTGAATTCAACCTCTTCACCTTGATCATTGATTGCGTACCATGCGCCCTCAACTGGCTGTCCAGTGTCACGGTTTGTTGCCAGTGACTGTGGGTCTGGTTCAAACTCAATGTTCCAACCCAAACCGTGCATAGTAATAGATTCACCTTCAGTATATTCACCGTCAGTCCATTTTCCGTTCTGACGAGTGGCTTGTGCCATTTCTTCTCGTAGTGCCACACGAGGAAGGCCAGCTAATTCACGTAGACGACGACTTGACATTACTTGTCTCCCTTGTGCTTTTTATACTCACGAAGCATACCTTTTACAGTGTGATCTTCTTCAATCTTGACCTTTTGTGGATCGGCATTGAGATAACGACGCAGGCTGAGATCAACCGTTTCACCTTCTGGTGGCTCTTGGTAGTGGCCGCGGTCTTCATACTGCTTATAGACGCTGTTAGCCCATTCACGCATTGCCTGTGCTTCAGTCTTGATTGCTTCGTCTGCCTTTTCTTTGTCCTTGGCAGCTTTTTTCATGCTTTCTTTTTCGTCACCATCGCCATCAATGTCAGCAAAATCCGGCTTGCTTTCTTCAAGACTTTGTTCACTTATCTGCATGATCTTTGGCTTTCTATTTGCAGTTGGATCTTTGAAACGACTAAAAATTGCGCGAGCAATTGCACGAGCTTCATCTTTTGAACTGGTAGTAACACTCAGCTCTTCATTAGCCCAACCAATATCATCATATTCAAATCCCTGGCTTGAAAGATAATCGTAAACCTTGTCGCTCACATCACGCAATGTGCGCATGGTGACTTCCCATCCTTCGCTTTCAGTTAAGGTGCGGCTTGATTCCATGAGTGTGTCACGAATCTGGTACATGTTACGTTGTGATTGGTCTTCAACCTTCTCAGGTGCAGGGGCTGTGCCTGCTAGGCTGCGTAGTCTATCTAGTTCTGTCTTATTCATCATTTTCTGCCTTTAAGTGTTCTGCACGCTCTTTAGCAATTTCTTTGATGAACTTGGCTTTGAACTCCTCACCATAATAGTCTTCTGGCTTTGGTTGCTCAACTTCACTGTATTCTTCATCAGTTAGGCGTGGCTTATAATCTTCTTCCGGCATTTCTTTATCTTCATCTTCAATGTGAAGAGGTTCCATCTTGTTACGAACGATTAGGAAACGCTCATGGATGCCGGTCTTTTGTGAAAGTTCAGCTAGCAACTGTGTAGGTGCTGCTGGTTGACGTGTCTTGAAATCCACCATGAAAACTTCGCTTGGTCCAATGCTACGGAAATCACGCGGGTTGCGTTGGATAATCGTCTTTTTAGGTGTAGTGATGTCAAAACCATCATACTTACGTAGGTGCAACTCCAATGCATCGAGCTGCTCATCTGTTGGCTCACGTGCAATTTTGAGGCGAAACTCGTGAACTTGCTCGCTTTCAGCCAAATATTGTGCTAGGTCTTTAACCATAATCATTTCCCACCAAACATTTTAAGTTCATATGATGCATGAATACCTCCAGTTGGGCCATTGGCATTACCATCCCATTTGGCACGAACTAATTCTTCAGCTTCTTGCCGTGATGAGGCCGGGACAATATAATGATCTTGTTCATGCTGTGACCAACGTAACGTTACCATAAAATATTTCTGGGATTGTTCAGTAATACCTGATAATTTTTTTAATCTACTCATTTCATCCATTGTAGAATCTCCTGCCTGTCTTGTATTTATGAGTCTGCGTCTTTTTTCATGCCTGCAAGAATGTCGTTGAGAACATCATTGCGTGTGGAAATAATGCTTCCATCTGTTTCTTCAGGTTGATCACTGTTGTCTTTGAGATGGCGTTTCTTAAGATAGTCTAGTTTTTCATTTTCATGCTCAAGCTTGGCTTTTTGTATTTGAAGTTTAACCATCTCTAGTTTCTTTTGCGCTTTATTGGTCTTAGCGTTGAGTGCATTGCCCATCATGCTACTAGCTGCATTGAAAATGTCTGCTGCATGGCGATCTTCAACGTTTTTACCAAGATCTACCAAATCATCAAATGTTTCGATAGCTTTCCGTGCATATTCATCATAGTCGGCGTCAATGTTGTCCAAGCCTGCGACCTGTGGTAAGGCAGCATCAATCTTGTCAGCCCGCTCCATGATTTCATGCATTTCTTCTTCGCTGTAGCTGTTCACTTCTTCAATGTCTTCTTCCGTTGTTTCAGGCAGATCCATTGGCGGAAGATTGAAAGTTTCTTCAAGCTTTTTGTTCATATCATTTCTTCTTTCTCTTAGTCACCTTACGCGGACCACGGCGGGTACGGGGCTTTTGCGGTTTGTTGAAGATTTCGTTTTCTGTGATGATTCTGAATCCGATACCTTGCTGTTTCGCAAATTCCCGAGCAAATTTCCACTTTGCTTCATTGACCACAGCCATTGCTTGGTCATATTGTCCTTTGGCATTACCTGCGATTTGACTGCTTGGTTTTACTTCAACCAGTTCAGCATGTTTCTTGCCTTCTTTGTCAGCATAGATCACGAAAAAGTCAGGCACATATGTTGATCGTTTACCTGTGATTGGGTTGATATAAGGTATACGATGGCTTTCGCTAGCCCAAGCCAAGATAGCTGGATGATTGTCGCACATGCGCATGAAACTGAGTTCCCAGCCTGAACGATACTTGGGAATATGCTTTCCAATGTATTTTTCAGTGTTCTTTGGCTGATAATTGCCTTGTTGGTACGTGCTCATACCGGTATTTATTCAATAGTACCAGCGGAATCCCGTCCAATTCCATCGTCAAATGGACCAGTCTCTTGTCGTGTCTGCACACTTTCAGGTTGAAATGTGACGGTGTATTGCACGGGCTGACTGTCACTATAGTTGAGTTCATCGTTTTGAATATTGGTAATGTGAGGGTTGATCAATCTAGTTTCACGGAAACGATTACGATAGCCGTTCTGTATGATTCTGATCTCTGGAAAGAAGTAGCGATCGGCATTTGGTGTGTATCCCAAATCAGTGATGAAGTTGGGATCTATTGTGCTAGTGCCTTCTAGGGGTGTTCTCCACTCGATACCGTTGGCATTGTTGTAGTAGAAGCTGATGTAGTTACGCATCAGATTGTGAAACTCGTTGTTGAACGTATCGTAAAATGTGACTGTGATAGGCTCATAGTTGAGTGTGGTCTGAACAAAACGCTTCTTGTTATACTGGTTCATCAGCTGGCCATCAACACTGAAGCCAGGCGCGGTCATACTTGAAACCTGATGGAAGTAGATAGGTCCTATTGTGATTGACATGACCCACATGGTAAAGTTGAACTTCTGGCGAGGGACCAAAAGCCCATCTGACTGGCTACGGTATACTTCTTCTGCGAAATTAGTAATAGCCATCAGAACATTCTCTTGATTCCGTATTTTCTTTTTATATCCCACCAATCATGGCGAAAGTTTACCATTTCGCCATTATCATCAACACCACCAATATGATTCATATGCTCAAAAATCTCTGATAACAGCTTATCATATTCCATGATTACCTTATACGGATCAGCATCATACTCAACTTCTCTGTGAGATTCTGTTACGATACCGCTGAGCTTCTTCATTCTTTCTATATCATTCATGATTTCTTCCTTCAGAAAAGCCGGCTAGGGTTGGCAGCTCTATACGAGGTTCCTAGCCGGCTACGATAGCGTTAGGTAGTTGCGTTGCTCTGCGTGTTGGTATCAACGTTGAAGCTTGGGTTGCTGAGCTGATCTTCACCATTGCTGATGTGTTCTGCGTTGTCGTAACGTAGCTGAACTGAGATCTGCTGATACTCACCGCCGCTTGCGTAATTGGTCTCGTTGTATGTCAGGTTTGAAATATAGCAACCGTACAAGACCCAGGTATCAAGTACAAGTGGATCAGGGTTGCCGCCGTTCAAGTTCTCGATTGTGGTTGTGAACTTGTAGCTGATACCAGCTTGTGGTGAACTCTGGTTTGCCATGTCAATCTGCTTAGCAACCTGCTGGTCTAGAAGACCTGATGTTGCTGATGTTACTTCGTCACGTAGCTCAATGGTAATAGGCTCCCAGGCGTGCTTACCAGCTAGGTAGATACGTGAGTTGTATGTGTCCACTAGGACTTCATCATGTGTAAGGTTCGGGCGTGTCACGCTGATGACGTTGTTGGTCGCAACCTTTGTGTCGCCTTGACCCATGTTGATGAAGTTTACGCGGAAACGAAACTGAAGTTTGGGCATAAGTGTACCCTGGCTTTCGCCGTTTACTGGAACACTCAATCTATCTAGAACTGCCATTCTTTATCTCCTCATAATGCGCTCTGCTCAAACTATTTATCTCTCTGTGCCAAAAAACCAAAACCACCCTGATAATATAGCTTGACAAACCAAGATACATCGCTTATATTAGTATAGTAAACAAAGGAGAGAACTTATGCTCAAATCACTGTCGTTTCATCTTACCCCTGCCAGTTTCATGGTCCTCGTGAATGACCAGAGTGATCTGGTTACCAGCATGGTGCTCAGCACAGTGCAGGTTCTGGTGATCCTCACTGTCGCGCCCTGGTTGGCGCCGGTGCTGATGGCAGATGTTCAGAACTCACCTGTGTAAGATTTCATGAAAAAGCCCGGCATTGCCGGGCTTTCTCTTGACTATATTTTGGTTTATAGCGCGCCGGTGTTGACAACACGAATCGGAATGTAGATGAATTCCACAGCCTTGGTTGGCGCGATCGCAACGTCAATGTAGAGTTCGTTACGGTCGATTCTGATTGGTGTGTTGTTTGATTCGTCACACACAACTGCGAAGTCAGTAAGTGCTCGCTTGGTGAGCAAGTCGCTCAAGAAGCTTTCGAACAACTGTACTGCACGGTCACGTGTTAGCTTGTCGTTCTGCTCGAAGAGTAGAGGACGTGCAATCTCGTCGAATCGCTCACGTAGGTAAGCAACAAGACGCACAACGTTGACACGATCAAGTGCGCTAGTGAATGGATGTAGTGACTTCTGACCAAATACAACCACACCCTCTAGTGGGAAGTTGGCGATTGGGTTCAGCTTGTTCAAGTATGCTGCATCACGCTGGCCTTGACTTAGTGATACTGCCTTGAACTCTTCCTCAGTTGTGATGTAACCAACTGCACTACCATTCTGTACAACACCACGTGTTAGACCCGCTGGCGCAAACCAAGGATAACTGACGTTGTCGTTGTATGCGTAGGTGTAGAGCGTCATGTGGCTTGAAGGCACAGTGACGGTACGTCCATCTGGTGCTGTTGAGCGTCCAGGTGGGTAGTAAACCGCGCTGTAGGTATTCTTGGTGACAAGACCTTCTTCGCCGTTCTCGCTTGCGCCAACACCTTGTACCCAGTTGACAGCTTGTGTTGGTGTGAGACGCATTGGCGTATCAATGATGATGAACGCTGTCTCGCCACGGTCACTGTTGAGTGTGACAAGCTCGTCTGTAAGCTCTGGGAAGTTTGGAGCAGCAATGAGTGTGAAGTTACGGTTTGGATCGCGTAGGTCTTCGTTACCACTAACTGCTGCCTGCATTGAGGTTGCAATGATGCGGTGCTGTGCACGACGACCAAACACACCACGGCCATCTGCCGCGTTGCTTGCGCCGTTGACCCAACCATCTACTGTGCTGCCGCCACCGTTGACTGACATACCTTCCATCCACATACGAACTGTTCCGCTTGACTGAGCCATGTTGACTGCTAGCATGTCTGTTGGGTATAGCTGTGGATCTGGTGCACTGTCGAGCAGGTCAGTCGTGTTAACTGCACCGCTTGCAAGTGTAGCACGATCGGTAACTGTGAAGTCATCAAAGATCACACCACGCTCTGTTGTCTGGTCTGAGTTGTCGTAAAGAACCCACTGTGTACCAGTGTAACGATGGATCTTTGGATACTCAGCATCTGTGCCGTCTGTTTCGACCCAAATGTCATCTGCACTTGGTGTTAGTGGTTCAGTTGTGCTGTATGTGATGTCAGCTTCAGCAATACGTGACCAATCTGTTCCGTCATGGATAAGGATATCAAGGTCAGTAACAGTTGGATCGTACCAATATTTTCCTACGATCGCTGTGCCAGTTGGTTCATCATCCTGTGCATACACTGCTTCGTCAAGAACAGTTTCTGAGCCGCTCTCGATTCGACGAATCTCAAAACCACCGTCTGCTGCGGTAAAGGTAAGTGCAATGTCGTTATCATCCATTGCGCCAACAATGTCAGTAACGCTTGAACCGTCCTGTGCAACGTAGGTTGTGCCACCGTCGTTTGAAACACCAGCAACTTCAAGTAGACCAAATACGCCTAGTGAGTTTGACTGGTAAACAACAAGGTTTACACCATTACCTGGGCGTGTTGTCTTGACCCAGATATCAGCATTTGCAGGAGATGCTGGTGTGTTGTAGTGTGTATCGTATGAAACTGTGGTTGCTGCAAGGGCGGCGGCGTTTGTCTGTGTGACTGCTTCCCATGCTGACCCGTCGCTGTAAAAATATCCTACTGCAAAGCCTGTTGTGCCGTCACTGATGACTGCAACCAGGAAGTCACCTGCTGTACCAACAGATGCTGTCGGAGCGTAGGTGCTTGGGTTTGCAATTTCACCTGCTCCTGCTGAAAGGTCAACTTCAACGACAACGTCCTGAAGGATCCATGCATCGCTTGCTGCATTGTAAACGTGAACACCGAAGCTTGAGCCATCAGTGTCTAGCCAAATCTGGTTTCCGTTTGCTGGACCAGTTGGTTCTGTTTCGCTTGGTTCTAGTTCTGCTAGGTCAACACCTGCACGAACAATGTAGGCCTGTGAGCCTTGTCCGAGGTAGCTGTAGGCAGCAAGAAGACCATATTCGCTGGTCTCCATACCTTCGCCTTGCGCAAAAATTGCGTCCCCGAAGAATTGTGTAAGTTCTCTTTGTGATGTTACTGGAACAACACGGTTGGCATTTACTGCCTTTGTGTACTTGGCAATGCCGTCTGATTCAGTACCAGTTGGGTCCACTTTGTCTTGTGCTGTTGCAATAACAATGAGCGGAATGGTACCAAAACCCGGACTAGCATATGCACTCTCGTCAACGACTGTAACGCTAACGCCTGGTGATACTAGTGTATTCATGTATATCTCCTATCATAGCTGGATCTTCGCTGCCTGTATTTATTTGGCGGCTACTTATCCAGCATGGTTATGGAGATAACTACGTGGTTATTGGTTTAGTATGCGTTTTACTTGATCTTTAAGATTTTGAATATCAGCGTCGTTGGTGATGATCCTGTCAAATTCACTGTCGTAATCTAGCCAACGCCATTCACTCTCATGAACATCAGGGTGTTCTTCACTCATCCAGCTGGTTTCATATCGATTATCTGAGATTGCTTTTGTTGTCCAGTCTGGGTCTGGTCCTCGCTTGACGCGCCAAACCTGTCCTGATCCCATAAAGCGAACAAGATCTCTTTCATTGTAAAAACGAATGTCAGGAACAACATAATCAGTCGTTGGATTATCATCCAAGGTCTTTTTAACAAACTTGACCCAGATATCATCATCTAGACCGTTCCTCATGCAGTCTGTTCCAATACGCTGCATGGCCATTCTTGGAGTGAACTCATAACCAAACTCCTCACTCCACCATGGGTCAGGTGTTTCGCGCCAGGTTCTGCTTTCAGTAGTGTTGCCCTCAATCATGTCACGTGACCATCCAAACATTGTGGACACAGTGTCTTTGAGGCGATCCGCGTAGCTAATACGTGTAAAGTCGTAATCTTTGACTAGAATGTCTGCTACTGTATTTTTGCCGCAGCCTATGAAGCCCGCTATACCAATTACTTTTCTTGTCATGATTTCTCCAGAGCGTATCATACTATATAGCATGATTCTCTAAGGAAATCAATCGCTTAGTTTATACAAAACACATTGTTGGCAGAAATCATCCAATTTGGCGTGAAACTGTGAACGTTCTTGATCTGACATCTTCTGTATGTCCAAATACTTTTTTTTTGGCGA